TAAATCACAGGCCTCATAAAATGGTAAATTATAATACGGTGCGGGGTAATCATCCCAAATATTTAGATAAATAATAGGAATTTGTTTACGAACTTCATTTTCAATCATAAACAACCATTCGAAATATCTTGGATCTGTGATCAAGAATATTGCATCAGGTTTTTCGGCCTGCATTAATTGTCTAATAAAGGTAGGATTACCATAACCATTAAATGGATATAAGATTACTGATGAATCTGTTAAACCTGCAATTCGGTTAGTTTCATCAGAAATATCAAGTTTTTTACCTGTATCAGGGTGATTAATAGCAGCTGCTACATTCACCCAATTGAAATGATGACATGTATTTAAAACAGTTTCACGAGCTACAGTAGCGATACCACTATGTACTCGAATATCATCACATAATAATAAGATTTTTTTTCTTTGATCCCTGGGGATGTAATTTTCTTTTTGCATAATAACTTTTAATTTTATAGAACATTATAATAAAAACTCTTTAAATAGCCTAACTTACTTTATGACCTTGAATTTTTCTTTTAAATTCTTCATCTTTTAAGTATAAATCAATAGCATTATTAACTAGTTTCGTAAACGAAAATTTACGTTTAGCACATTCGATTTTTAAAGTCTCTAACTGATCAGGAGAAACTTTAACGCTAGTTAAAACTGTTGATTTGTCTTTAGGCATAACTATTTTCTTGTTATACATACTTTATCCTTCTGAAGATTCGCTACAGTATTCTTTTTTCTTATAAAAAGGACAGTATTTACAACTTTTGGTAATATTAGCAGGATGTGATTTGGGTTTTAAACTTCCATTAGATTCAAAAACATCTTCTATAAACTGATTTAATAATGAGGTAGCTCTTTTAGTTTTTATTTTTCCACTTACTGGGGAAAATGTTTGGATTCGATTTAATGTAGCATCGAATTTAGACTCATATATTTTTCGTTTTAGAATTATAAATTCTACCTCAATATTGTCCTCAGGAATATTGTATTGTTCTGAGAAGTATTTTTTGTATAGAATTAATTGGAATTGTTTTAATTCATCAGACTTATTGTCTTGGCTCCAACCCCTAGTAGATGTTTTTAAATCGATTATACGAAATATATTAGCTGATTCATCATACAGCACAACATCTAAATATCCTTTGTATATGACATTACTAAACGCATTATTAGGGATTATATGGATTGGGATCTCACATCCTACCAAATATTGGTCTTTTTTATCAAAATAATCCCTTCTGTGATCTTTGAAATATTTTATTATTTCTACTCCATCTTCATAAAACTCAGTTAATTCTCCAGGAGAACTAAAATGAACTTTATTATTTTGTTCATATGATTTTTTATATTCTTTTGATAATATTTCTTCAAACATTGTTTCTAAATCAATATCATCAGCCTCAGGAGCAGATTGATTATATAAAACATCTAAATAATGTTGTAAAGCCTCATGTAATGCTGTTCCAAATGAAAAATTTATTGAAACATTTGGTACTGGAGCTTTCTGTTTATATTGTAAATCCCATTTTCTGGGGCAAGATAGATAAGTAGAAAACTGAGAGTAAGAAATAGTTTTCTGATAAGAATAATCTACAGATAGTTGTTCTGTTTTTTGAATGGTTTCAACTATTAAAGGTAGATTTCTCATTTAGAAAACATATTTCTAATTAATCTTCCAAATTCAGCATCGTTGGGATATTTTTTAAGTAATTCTTGCATTTGAGGGACAATAGATATTTCTTTTTTAATATATTGAGCTGCATCCAAGAGTTCCTCGTATAAATGATTCATAAAATCATCTTTATTATTTTGGTCTAAAGTAGTATTATATTTTTTTATACCTCTTTCACTCCTAGATTTAAGATCCTCAATTACTTGTTCTGTGATTTTATCTTTCATTTGGTTAATTTTTTTATTTCTTTATCTTCTACACCTAAATCTGTTAAAATTCCCTTAATTTCATCTTTAGATAAAATATCTAAATAATCTTTAACTTCTCGTTTTGAACTTTCAAAATATAAAGATAATTTTTCTAAAAGTTCATTAGATGAATTTTTGGTTGAAGATTTAATATACTTTAAATAAACATTTTTCTTAGGAAGTAAGTCTAAATAAATTCGGTATGTTTTTTCTTTTTCAGAATAAGGAATATATTGAACTATGTTAGCTAATTCAATATAATCCATATTCATTGAAATATACCTATGCAGCATGTATGGGTTTACTGATTCTTTTTCAGCTTTAGTGAGTTTACCCCATGGTTTTTTTTCCCAAGTCAAATACTTAAGTATATTGAAAAATTCCTTCATTATTTTTCTAGACTAAATCCTATATCTTTATAATCTTCTCTGATTTCTTTAGGAATTGAATCTAATAAAATTTTACCAGTAGAAACATCATAAAATACAGGTAAAGGAATTAAACCATCTTCATGAGAGTTAATTACGAATTTAGAAATTTTTCTAATAATAATCCCCTCAGAAAATAAATGTTTTCCTTCAGAACTAGTTACTGCTGTCGTCAGTGACAGGTCGATCTGTGGTTGTTGTTGTAGTTTTTCCATCTTCTTCTAAAATTGGTTCTGTTATTTGATTTACGAAATAAAATTTATTATCTTTTTTTAGTGTTTTTTCTGAGTGGTAATATTGTTGTAGTTCTTCGACTAGATCAAATGGGGGTTCTTGTTTAACTGCTAGAATCTTGTTAATAATGTAAAGTTGATCATTAAATGAGATTACTTGTTTATTCATATTAGTAAATTAATGAAAGAATTTTATAAATCAAAGCCATAATGTTAATTTCTTTATCAATTCTAAAATTAGAATGATACATATACTCTTCAATCAGTACTATTATTTCTCCAATGTGGTTTTTTCCATAAACATCTATATTTTCATATAAAAAAGCAAACATATCATCAAAACTATCTACTTGTGAATCAGTAATAATCTGTCTTATAGAACCAAATGATTTTGGAGAAGCTGATTTTAATTCCTTTAAGATTAAATCCTTATAATTACTAGAAATTAGAACTTTTTCATCGATATTAAGTGTTGAATCTTTAGATAAAATTTGACATGTACTTAGAATTTTTCTCAGATCAGGATAAAATTTATTTACTATCTTTACTATATCTGCTACGTCATATTCAATTTGTTCTTTATCTAAAATAGTAGCAATGTGGGTAGCTGCATCTTTTTTAGAAGGAGGAATTATATTAAATATTTGGCATCTAGATTGAATAGGATCAATAATTCTTTCTAAATAATTACATGTTAAAATAAATCTAGTATTAAGTGAGAAAGTTTCAATAACATTCCTTAAAAGAGCTTGAGAATCAATCCTAATAAAGTCAGCTTCATCTAGAATTACTATTTTTAATGGTTTAAATGAAGCAGATGAAGCAAAACCCTTAACTTTATCCCTCATTACATCCATAGAACGTTCATCCGTAGCATTAATATATAAATAATCACATTCTATATTATTTACTATTAGTTTTGCTAAAGTAGTTTTACCTGTTCCTGGAGGTCCATTTAGAATCATATGAGGAACATCATTTTGATTAATACAGTCTTCAATAAATTCTTTTATTGAATCGTTTCCTACATATTCATCTAAAATTTGTGAGCGGTATTTTTCAACCCAAAGAGAATGCTGTTTCATAGTTTATCAGAAAATTTATTTCTTAAAAAAGGAATAATACTATTTATAGGATAATTTTTATTTAAACCATCTTCATCTGTTAATGTTATAAAAAATGTTTCAAATTCTACAACATAATATAAATCACTAATAGTATAGGGCCGTTCATTCACTAAAACTACTAGGCCCATTAATTTTTCAGCTCCTCTCATTTTTTAAAACATGTCGTTGTATTGAGGAATTTTAGAATTATTTTTAGATTCTTCTTTCTTCTCTACAATTACACATTCTGTAAGAAGTACTGTTCCTGCTACCGAAGCAGCATTTTCTAAAGCAGTACGTGTTACTTTAGTAGGATCAATAATTCCTTTTTCAACCATATTAATGATAGTATCATCTTTGATATTATATCCAAAATATGGTTTTTCTCCTCCTTCTCCTAATCCTAATATATGAGTATGAATTTCATATTGTTCTCTATCTGAAACTCCAGCATTGGAAAGAATTTTATTAAAAGGTGAAAAGCAAGATTCAAAAACTATTTGTTTACCAATATTAAAATCTTCTCCATCGGATTTATCTTGAATAATAGCTTGGCTAGCATAAAGTAGAGCAGAACCACCACCTGGTACAATACCTTCTTCAATAGCAGCTTTAGCAGCATGCAAAGCATCATCTACCCTATCCTTTTTTTCACGCATTTCAGCCTCAGTATTACCTCCAACATGAATAATTGCTACTCCTCCAATAAATTTTGAGAGACGCTCTTGTAATTTTTCTTGTTCATAAGGAGTAGTGGATTTTTCAATTTGATATTGAAGTTCCTCAATACGTTTTGAAATTACTTCTTCTGAACCCTTACCATCAACAATAGTAGTTTTATCTCGATCAAGAGTAACTACTCGAGCTTCACCAAACCAGTTAGAATCAAAACGTTCAAATTTCATTCCTTTTTCATTACTGAATACAGTCCCTCCTGTAAGAACAGCCATATCTTCTAAAAGCAATTTCCTACGTTCACCAAAATCAGGAGCTTTAACTGCAGCCACTCGTAGAATACCTCTAGCTTTATTTACAATTAAAGTAGCTAAAGCCTCACCATCAATGTCCTCAGCTACAATCAAAAGTGAGCGATTTTGAGCTGATACATTTTCTAATAATGGAAGTAATTCTTTTACCTGAGTAATTTTACGATCTACTATTAGGATCAATGGTTTATCTAAAGTACAGGACATGTTGTTATTATCTGTAACAAAGTAATGAGACTTATAACCTCTATCAAATTGCATACCTTCTACTGTTTCAAGATATGTTTCTCCTGAGCGAGATTCTTCAATATGAACTATCCCTTCACGTCCTACTTTTTCCAATGCAGTAGCAATAATTTTTCCTGTTTCTACATCATTGTTAGAAGAAATAATGGCTACTTGTTCTAGTTGCTCTTCAGATGAAATATCCGATGAAACCTGAGTTTTAAGACATTCTACTATTTGCTTAACTCCAGCATCAATACCTCTTTTAATTTCTACTGCATTATGTCCGTTATTCAGATATTTAATACCTTTCTGAATAATTTTTTGGGCTAAAAGGGTTGAGGTTGTAGTACCATCACCTGCTTT